TCATCAGACGGACAATTATACGTTACAGAACTAACTGAATAATTTATGGCTAAGATAAGATCAGTTGAATACGATGCAGGAGTAAAGACTAAATACATTCAAGAGTCTGATGGTAAATTAACTATCAATAATTCTCAAGATGTAAATCCTTTGTTAAAGAGAAACAAGGAACTTTACAACCATGATAGTGGATATATATCTGGTGCTAAAGAAATGAAAAGAGTTGCTAGTATTCCTCCTTTAATTCTTGCTATATGGACTAAAGAATATAATGGAACTAACAACTGGTTTCAATTACCAAAACAAATTCAAAGAAAGATAATGAAAACTAAACTTAATAGTAATGAGTTTAGATATTTTAGAACAGCTGAGGGAAATTTATAATGGCGTTAACAACATATGCAGGATTAAAAGCATCTATAGCAGACTGGTTAAATAGATCTGATCTTACTAATCAAATAGATGATTTTATTGGGTTAGCTGAAGCTGACTTCAATGCTAAATTAAGAATAAGACA